CCACGTCGAAGCAGTTTTGTGCATGGATATACATAATGGCAAACTTATTTGACGCGGATCAAGCGAGAGAAGGTGAACCAGATCAGCTTGTCGTTGGTGACTTTGTGCAGTGGAAGCGCAGCGACTTAGTGACGGATTACCCATTAGCGAGTTATTCGGTTGAGTATGTTGCACGTATCACTGCTGGCGGTTCTGACGAAATTAAGATTGCTGCGACTGAAACAGGCGGGACATACCTGTTCACAGTAGACAGCACCACATCAGCGGCTTACACGGCTGGTGACTATCATTGGCAGTTAGAGATCACGAAAACATCCAGTAGTGATCGTGTTGTCGTAGATCGTGGTCTATTCAAGATACTTGTTGACCTAGACGCAAATGCTGCTGACCCTAGATCATTTGAGGAAAAGATGCTTGCTAAGATTGAGAGCATCTTACTTGGCAAGGCTGATGCTGACGTGAGCAGCTATAGCATCGAGGGGCGGTCACTGACGAAGTACAGCTACGCAGAGTTGGAAGAATTGCGTGACAAGTATCGGTCTAAAGTGAACCAAAGGAAACAAGAGGAACGCTTGAAGCTGGGTAAAACAACACATCACACAGTCAAAGTGAGGTTTAGCTGATGGGCATTTTAGACATGTTCAAGCGGTCACAGAAGCCGTTGAGAAAGCGAAATTATGCAGCAGCAGCTAAGGGTCGTCTGTTTGGCGACTTTGTTGGTTCTAACCGAAGTGCAGATAGTGAAATACGTTGGGCGCTACGCGATATTCGCAACCGCAGCCGAGACTTAGAGCGAAACAACGAGTATTTTCGCCGTTACCTACAGCTATTGCGCGTCAATGTGGTGGGTGAGAATGGATTTAACGTGCAAGTTCGTGGGCGCAATCCTGATAATCGCTTGGATCGTGCTGGAAATAACATTGTAGAGAGCGCATGGCGTGAGTTTTCGCGCAAGGGTGGCCCTACTGTTGACGGCTGCATGTCAATGGTTGACCTTTGTAATCACATCATTACGGGCATGGCGCGTGATGGCGAGGTGTTCTTGCAGATCGTCAAGGGGCGCTATCTGCGTCACGGCATTGCTGTACAGGTCATTGAGCCTGACCTAGTTGACGAGGAAAAGAACGAGTTAGCGCCTAACGGCAATCAAATTCGCATGGGAATTGAGATGGATGAACGCACTAAGCGCCCCGTCAACTACCATGTGCTTAGTTATCATAAGGGCGACTATGACTACATGTTGCCTAAGAATGAGCGTAAATATAAGGTCGTCCCTGCATCAGAAATGTTGCATATCTTTAGGCCAGAGCGTGCGGGTCAAACGCGCGGCGTGCCTTGGTCATCGGCGGCTATTACGTCCTTGAAAATGCTTCACGGTTACAGAGAAGCGGAACTGATTGCTGCACGTACTGGTGCTGCAAAAATGGGTTTCTTTACGTCACCCGCTGGCGATGGCTTCACCGCTGACGGTTATGACGATGAAGATAGCATCGTTCCGCTGTACGATGCTGAAGCTGGGACGTTCCACCAACTCCCAGCGGGTGTGTCGTTCACTCCGTTTGATCCGACACACCCAACTTCTGCTTTTGCTGACTTTGAGAAGTCTATTCTGCGTGGGATCGCGGGTGGCCTTGGGGTTAGCTACACTTCATTGGCGAATGACCTAGAAGGCACAAGCTACTCGTCTATTCGTCAGGGTGCGCTGGAAGAACGTGACTTCTACAAGACTTTGCATCGCTTTATGATAGATCACTTCCTAGACCCAATGTATCGCATGTGGTTAGAGAACGTGATGGATATGGGGTATATCCCTATCTCTGGCGAAACTAAGATGTTTAAGTTTACGCAAGATGTGACGTGGCGTGGTCGTGGCTTCCAGTGGGTTGACCCGCTGAAAGAGATGAACGCTGCTGTTGTTGGCCTGCAAAATGGCATCATTTCCCACTCTGACATTGCTGCGAACTACGGACGTGATGCTGAAGATACGTTTGCACAAATCCAGCGTGACAAGGAAATGGCTGACGAGTTTGGCCTAAGCATGGCTTATCAGCCGTTTGGCGACAAGTTGCCTGTACCAGCGGAGGGTGAAGATGTCCCACAAGCCGACTGACGGAATGGTAACAGCCGCCAAGCGTGCGCTTGAATGGCGTAAGGAATATGGTCGTGGCGGCACTGGTGTAGGCGTTGCGCGTGCGCGTGACATAGCTAATCGCTCTAATCTGTCTGACGATACAGTGAAGCGCATGTATAGCTTCTTCAGCCGTCACGAAAACAACAAAGCCAAGCACTATTCTGCGAAAGAGGCAGATGGTGGCCCTACAGCTTGGCGCATTGCTTGGGATTTATGGTCGGGGGATGCAGGTTATTCATGGTCGAAAAGAATTGTTGAACACCTAAAGAAAGAAGATGAAAGGTCATCTGCGTCTCTTTTTCTCTCTGACTTGCGCACACAACTTGCATCTTCTTCGGATGCTTCCATCAGATCGTTTCTCAATGATTACATTTTCTCCTTCAACCTTGTGACCTCTCGTACAGGTTCCCAGTCTCTTAGCGATAGCATTTTTATTCATGCCGCGCACAAAGTTCTCAGCGGGCATGACTGGTTCAAGGTGGGCGGGGTTGACGCACGATCTGTTGCGACACAAGTGGTCGATATGATGTCCAGCTGGGATTTCTCCGACAACTTCCTCATAACTGAAGCGGTGCGCTGGCACATTCTTAGTGAAGCCTCTCTTCGCGATGGCTGCGAAGTTCCCGTACCCGCTAGTGGTCTTAGCTCCAGTCCAATTCCAGCAGTTGTTATTGCCTTTGCTCTTGTCGACTTTAGCCCAAAAACGATCCGAAGCGGTCATCTTTGCCATAGTTTCGATCTCCTATCTTGCCTCCCCAACGATATCACAAGCAGTCTGGAGTGTAAAGGTGATGTCTCTATGCAAAGCGTTGAAAAACATGATATGATACTTCCAGATATTGAGGATGAAGCTATGACTGATGAAGTTCGTGCAGAGCCAGATGGTCTAAGTGTAGGTGACTTTGTAAGCTGGGATAGTTCTGGCGGTGAAGCCTATGGTAAGATCGAACGCATTGAGCGTGACGGTTCTATTGATGTTCCTGACAGTGACTTTACGATCAACGGAGATGCAGATGACCCTGCCGCGTTGATTGAGGTGTACCGTGAGGGCGAGGATGGCTATGAGGCTTCAGGCCGCATGGTAGGCCATCGCTTTTCTACGCTGACCAAGACGGCAGAGCGTGGATACAAAGAAAAAGAGCGTTTTGACCGCACAGAGATGAAAACTCGCGGCATGATGTTTGATAACAAGGTTGTGGACGAAGAAAAGCGCACTGTGCAAATCGCTGTATCTAGCGAAGCGCCAGTAGAGCGTAGCTTCGGCACAGAGATTTTGGATCACAATGAGCGCAGCATTGACCTAAGTTTTGCACGCTCAGGCACAATGCCACTACTGCTTGACCATGATCCGCGTCAGCAGATTGGTGTTGTGGAGAACGTTGACCTTGATGGCTCGGCACGCCGTTTGCGTGCGACGGTTCGTTTCGGAAGAAATGGGCTTGCCAAAGAGGTTTTCGATGATGTTGTGGACGGTATCAGAAGCAACATTTCTGTTGGCTATCATGTCAACTCAATGGTCGAGGACGGCGCGAATAGCTACCGCGTCGATAATTGGCTACCAATGGAGGTTTCGGTTGTAAGCATACCCGCAGACAGGACAGTCGGGGTAGGCCGTGCAGCAGAAGCGCCACCCGCAAAACCCTTAACTGAAACTCGTAAAGAGGAAACTACTATGTCAGAAGAAGTACAAGTAGACGTAGAGGCGGTTCGCGCAGAAGCAGCACGTTCCGCAGCTAAAGACACAGCAGAAATGTATCGCCTTGCAGCAAAGCATAACAAGCGCGATATGGCAGACGAAGCTGTGAAAAATGGTCGTTCACTAGCAGAGTTCCGTGGTGAACTACTAGACGCGATTGGCAACCAGCCACTAGACACACAAGAGATTGGCCTAACAAAGAAAGAAGTTCGTAACTTCTCTTTGATGAACGCAATCCGTGCGATGGCGAACCCAACAGACCGTAACGCGCAAGAAGCTGCACGTTTCGAGTTTGAAGCATCACAAGAAGCAGCAAAGCGTGCTGGCGTTGACCCACAGGGTCTATACATGCCACATGACGTTATGCGTTCATGGGCGCAACGTGATCTGAACACATCAGATGACAGCGCAATGGTCGCAGAAGCGTATCGCGGCGGTGACTTCATTGACGTGCTACGCAACGCATCATCTGTGATGCAAGCTGGCGCGACAATGTTGACAGGTCTATCAGGTGACGTAAAAATCCCTAAAAAGACTGCTGCATCAACAGGTGCTTGGATCGCAACTGAAGGTGGCGCGTCTACTGAAAGCGAACCAACATTCGGTCAGGTCACAATGTCACCAAAAACAGTTGGTGCGTTCACTGACATCACACGCTTAATGATGATGCAATCTTCACTAGACATCGAAAACCTAGTTCGCGCTGACCTTTCAACAGGTATCGCACTAGCAATCGACAACGGTGCATTGCAAGGTTCTGGTTCTTCTGGTCAGCCAACAGGTATCAAGAACACATCAGGCATCAACAACCCAACAGACTTTGCTGCTGCTAACCCAACATTCGCAGAAGTAGTTGCGATGGAAACAGCGGTTGCGGAAGATAACGCGCTATTGGGCAACCTAGCGTACATCTTGCCAGCAAGCATGGCGGGTGCGTTGAAAACAACAGCTAAAGACGCAGGCTCAGGCCAGTTCGTTCTAGCTGGTGGTGAGATGAACGGATACCGTGCAATCGTATCTAACCAAGTCACAGCAGGCGACCTATACTTCGGTAACTTCGCAGACTGCTTGATTGGTATGTACGGTGGCTTGGACATCACAGTTGATCCATACACATCATCAACATCAGGCACAGTACGCATCGTTGCGTTGCAGACTGTAGACGTAGCAGTACGTCACGCAGTTAGCTTCGCGCACAACAACGATGGTTGATAATGCTAACTTGGGGTGGCTTCAGAGCCACCCCCTCTAACGAGGGGCAGACTATGAAATACGTTATCCTTAAATCCTGTGTCGCTGCTGGTGCATCACGCAACGCAGGCGATATTGTTGAGCTGGGTGAGGACGAAGCTGCTTCCCTAAAGGGTTATGGTCGCATTGCTGTTGCACCAGAGCCAAAGCCACAAGCTGCATCTACGAACCGTGCTGCAAAGCCTAAGACAACACGGAAGAAGAAAAATGAAGATTAAGCTACTGAAAGCCGCCACAGTCGAGGGCATCGCCGCACGCGCTGCATCAGTGCATGATGTGGTTGAGCGTGTAGCGCAGAAGTTGATTGATCGCGGTTATGCAGAGTTGCATAAGAGCGAAGTAAAGTCCGAACCAGAGCCGCAACCAGAGCCAGAAGTGGAAGCAGACGAAGATGGCACTACCGCTTGAAGATGACCTAGATGCGATCCTGAATGTTGACGAGTTCGCAACTTCGGTGACTTACACGCCTACAGGCGGGTCAGCTTCTACTATCTATGGCATTTTCGACAAGCCTACAGTCCCAGTTGATGCTGGTGGCTTTGTTGACATCCATGAGGAACAGCCACGCTTGACGTGCAAGACGACAGCAGTTCCTAGCATTGGATATGACGACACGATGGTTATTTCATCTGTCACATATAAAGTTCGCGCTTGGTTGCATAACGGCGTTGGGCTTTCCACTATACAGCTTGAGAGGCAGTAATGGCACACGTCAGAAAGTCCATTCGTGACCGTATTGCTTCACAGCTTTCCTCTAATGTGTCGCTGGTCAGCAGTCGTGTGTATGCTTCGCGCGTCTATCCGATAGACCCAAGCAAACTGCCTGCGATCACTGTTTACACTGGCTCAGAGGCTTCTGGGCTGCACAATATGGCATCAGGCACACCAGACTTGATGCGTACCCTATCTGTCACTGTAGACTGCTATGTGCGGATTACAGAGACATTCGATGATGATGTGGACGCAATCTGCGTTCAAATCGAAGAAGCAATCGCTAATGACTTTACGGTCAATAGTCTTGCGAAGGATGCTGTCTTAACTTCCACAGATATAGACTTTTCGGGTGATGCCGAACAGCCTGTCGGTATTGCACGGATGACTTTTGTGGTAAGATATATTACAGCTATCAATGACGTTGAAACAGCCAAGTAAGGAGACTTCCAAATGGCAACACATACTGGCAGCGAAGGAACCGTTCATTTTGGTGCCAACGCAATCGCAGAAATTCGTTCTTTTACGATTGACCAAACTGGTGATACCGTAGAGGATACGACAATGGGCGACACAGATCGCACCTACATCAAAACACTAAAGACCTTCAGCGGGTCTGTTGACGTGTTTTGGGATGAAACAGATACTAATGGTCAGCTTTCTATGGAAGTGCATGACACAGGTACAATCAATGTTTACCCAGAAGGCTCTACTTCTGGCGATAACTACTACACAGGTAGCATTATCGTTACAGGGTTTAACATTACTTCATCCTTTGATGGCATGGTCGAAGCGTCCATATCATTCCAAGGCACAGGCGCACTAACGCGCGGTGACGTAGCATAAGGTGGATTAAATGACTACAGCGGCAAACGCACTGAAAGCATACTTAGAAGCGGAGAAAACTGAGTATGTTGATGTGCCAGAACTGGGCGCGGATGGTGAACCTCTGCGCCTTTTCTACACACCCTTTAGCGGTTTGGACATGGCAAGCATCCAGCGTAAGCATGAGGATTTTCCGTCAACCAAAATCGAGGCCATGTTTGATGTGATTATACAGAAGGCATTGGACGAGAGCGGCGAAAAGGCGTTTACAGTACAACACAAGCCCATGCTGCGTAGATTGCCGCATGAGCTAATCTACAAAATGGCTGTTCCTATGTTTTCATCTACGTCCGTGGAGGAGCATGAGGGAAACTAAGGGCAAACCCATTCCGCTTTAACTTGATCGTCTTGGCTGAGAAATTGGGCAAGACGATAGCAGAGATTGAGAAAATATCTGTAGACGAGTATAATGAATGGGTGGCTTATTTTAACATCGCAGAGGACATGAGTAAAAATGGCAACCGTTGATCGTTTAGAATATGTCCTTGCGGGGCGGGATGAACTAACCCGCCCACTTAGGCAAGCTGAAGGCCAGATGAAAAGTCTGGGCCGTCAGGCAGAGCGCACCAATAAACAAATGGGCCTGTTTAGCAGCAACCTTGCAAACATGGGCAAGGGCGGCAAAGCATTTGCTATGGGTGGCTTGCAGCAAGCGGGTTATCAGATTGGTGACTATGCTGTGCAGGTTGCGAACGGCACAAGCAAGATGCAGGCGTTTGGTCAGCAGGCACCACAGTTCTTGCAAATCTTTGGCCCAATAGGTTCTGTCGTCGGTGCGGCTGTCGCGGTTTTTGCTGCGTTTGGTGTAGCTGCACAAAAGACGGCTCAGGCTTCAGCGGATGCAACGCCAAAGATCATGGCGTACAAAGATGCGTTAAAAAGCCTGTCAGATCAGGCGACAGCCACTAAGACTAACTTAATGCTGATGATTAGCGGTCTTGCCAGCATGGAAGAACTGGCAATTCAGAAGCAGATCGTGGAAGCACGAAACCAGCTAGTAAAAGCTGAAAAGCGTCTTGCGGACGCTAGAGGCCCAGCCAAAGTTGGCGCGGAAACCCGCGTTGAGCAGGCGAGAGAGGCAGTAAGATTAGCGGAGCAGGCGCTAACGGCTGAGATTTTGCGCGTGGATATGGCGCGTAATATTGAAAAGTTTGCCAATACACGGACGCAAGCTGGTCAGAAGATGGTTGAGCAGGCCAACGCTGAAGTCATCGTAATGAGCCAATCTATCGGTATGCACGAAACAACCATTGCGTTGAAGGAGCAGGCCGAAGCAAGACAGGCAGCAATCAATTCTGCATTAGAAGCGCAGAACAAGTTTGCAAACTCGCGCACTGAAGCAGCTATTAAGCTTAATGAACACCTTAACGCCGAAGAAATTGTCATGGGGCAGATCGTCGGTAAGGCGAAGGATGTTCTGGAGCTAGAAGAAAAGCGATTAAAGGTACGCGCACTTATAGAAGGTCTGCGCCCAGAGAAGCAGTACGGTGGTCGCGGTGGCGATCCGCGCTCAATGGGCAGCGACTACATGAACCAGCTTGGCTATAAGTCTGTAGAAGAACTGATTGCCGAAATGGAGAAGAAGCAGACCAAGAGAGAGGTTGGCGACCCCCTAAAAGACCTGCGCGAAAGAGTGCTGTTAAATCAAAGACTTATGCACGTATCAGAGGCGCGTAAGGAAGTTATGGAGGCCATATTCCAGTCTGAGCGCCAATATACACCGCAGCAAATTGAGGATGCTGTTAAGCTAGTCAGCGCGTATGACAAGCAAGTCAAAGAGATGGAGCGCATTAAGTCTACTGCTGACATGATTGGGGCTGCGTTTGAGAATGCGTTTATGAGCATGATTGACGGAACGAAGTCAGCCAAGGATGCGTTCAAAGACCTGACACGCTCTATCATTGCTGACCTATATCGTCAGTATGTGGTCAAGCAGATTACAGGATTTATTACGCAGTCTGTTGGCGCGTTTATGGCTGGCCCAGTGCAAGGGCCAAACTTGCCTTCGGGCCAGAGTTACGCAGGCGGCGGCTACACAGGCAACGGGTCACGTTCTGGCGGCTTGGATGGCAGAGGTGGCTTTATGGCTATGCTGCACCCGCGCGAGACTGTGATTGACCACGCAAAAGGCCAAGGCAGCGGCGTAGTCGTCAATCAGACATTCAACTTCTCAGCCAACGGCGATGACAGCGTGAAACAAATCATTGCGGGTGCGATGCCACAAATTGCGAAAGCTACGCAAAATGCTATAGTGGATGCACGGCGCAGAGGCGGCTCAATGAAACAGGCGTTTGGATAATGGCGATCTTAGATGAAGCTAAAAAGTATATAGTTTACCGTGATGGTGAGCTTTTCTGGGCTGATCGTCTTAAAACCAAAGCTGCGACTACTCGTTGGGCGGGTAAGCGTGCGGGTGATAAAAAGCAGAATGGCTATTGGTATGTGTGTTTGCTTGGCAAGCGGATTTTGCAGCATCGCTTAATATTTGCTCTGCATCATGGTTACTGGCCTGATGAAGTTGACCACATCGACGGCAACACAGAAAACAATAGAATACAAAATCTGCGCGAAGCAACCTCAACGTCAAATTCCAGAAACACGAAGCGCAGAGTGGACAATTCCACAGGTTATTCTGGTATATCGAAGTTGCCATACGGCTCTTGGAGGGTCAGAATAGGTACAACTCATGTGGGCTGCTACAAGACAAAAGAGCAAGCCATTGTGGCGCGTTCAGCGTTTTTGTCAGAGAACGGATACACTGAAAGACATGGAGTAGCAGCTTGAGTATTACTTATCCCATATCATTGCCCACGACAGGCATTTCGTCTATCGAGTGGCGAACAGCAAACACGAATGTGGTGTCACAGTCGCCATTCACTTATAAGCAGCAGATCGTTTCTCACGGTGGGCAAAGGTGGGAGGCTACGGTCAACCTGCCGCCTATGCGCAGATCGGATGCAGCAGCTTGGAAAGCGGCTCTGGTAAGCCTGAAAGGTTCTCTAGGAACAATGTTGCTAAGTGATCCCAACTATTGCTCACCGCGCGGCACACTGGCTCTGGACGGCACTGTAGGCGAAGCTGCCACTAATCATGTCACAGGCACAGCGGGTGATACTTTCTTCACGGTTGCTATGGGTGATGATACAAAGACTTTGCTTGCTGGCGATTATATATCTGTCGGCAGCGGATCGGGTAAAAGGTTGTATCAGGTGCTAGAGGACTTAACAGGGGATGGCACTGTTGAGGTTTGGCCTGATCTTCGCACGGATTACTCGTCTGCTGGTTTTGCGACTAATTCAGCAGAAGGTGTATTTAGGTTGGCAAATAATGTAACATCATGGTCAATCGACAACGCTGCAATTTACGGCATCTCGTTTGAAGTCGTTGAAGCAATCACAGGATAACGCACATGGCAGATCGTAAAATTTCCGAATTAAACAACATCACAGGCAGCAGTGTCGCTGATACTGACGAATTTGTGGTTGTGGATACATCGGCAGACGAAACCAAAGCCATTACCGCTTCAGAGTTGCGCACAGCAGTCGGGAATGGTGACTTTACGGTCACAGGCAATCTTACGGTACAAGGCACTACGATCACTATAGACAGCGCATCTGCTCAAACCGTAGACCTTGGTGATAACGACAAGATACGTCTAGGCGATGGAGATGACCTACAGATTTACCATAGTGGTACGCATAGTTTTATTCAGGACAATGGCACAGGCAATTTATATATTGACGGTACAAACCTAACTATTCGTGATACGGATACTGCTAAAGTTGCCATTTCCGTGCAGAACAATAGTGATGCGCCGTTAGTGCAGTTAAGATACGACAACAGCACCAAACTCACCACCACCTCATATGGGACTTTATTTACAGGCAACTCTAAGTGGGGTGATAACGGTAAGGCGACCTTTGGTGATGGCGATGACCTACAGATTTACCATGATGGGTCTAATAGTTATATTTACGACGCTGGCACAGGCTCTTTAACGATACAAACTAATGGCGCTAAGATCGGTCTAGCAAAAGCATCACCGTTTGAATGGATGCTTGAGGCAAATGTTGATGGCGGGGTTGCGCTTTCCCACGCTGGTAGTGTTAGGATCGAAACTACATCCGTAGGCGCTCTTATTAAAGGTAATGCGGGGTCTACATCGGTAAGTTTTGGTTATAACGAAGATGGCGGTGAGATTTCATTACATGATGAAACAGGTAATGTCGCTACCTTACTAGACCAAGCAGTAAATAACACAAGATTACTTGAGCTGCAAAATGGCAGCAATATGCTACTAGGTTTAGGAAGTTCCAACACTACTGGTAACGTGAAGATTATGGGGGCAGGCTATGCAGAAAGTATAGTGGTCAACAGCAGCGGTAATGTCGGGATTGGGACGAGTTCGCCTACTGCGCCGTTAGATGTAATTGTAGGTACAGACGAGCGCATACTGTTTACAGAGCGTGGGACATCTGAAGTTGTTATTGATGCTGTTAATGCCGCAAACTCTGCGTATAACGGCCTAGTTTTAAATGGTAGTGCTGTAATAGCGCAAACAAACGCCACTGAACGTATGAGGGTTGATTCGAGTGGCAATCTGTTGGTGGGGACTTCAAGCTACAACTCCTCAAATGTTGGCATTTTAAACAGTGCAAACGGCAGACTATATGCAACAGTTGACGGCAACACACCACTTAATCTCAATCGCAAAACATCAGTCGGTGAAATTGCAAGGTTCCAAAAAGACAGCACCACGGTAGGGAGTGTTTCCGTTACATCTTCTGCTACATCTTACAATACCTCCTCAGACCATCGCCTGAAGGAAAACGTTGAGGCGCTTTCTGGTGCAATCACCCGCGTGAAGCAGTTACAGCCAAAACGCTTTAGTTGGATTGCTGATGATGCAGACAGCGCAACAGTTGATGGCTTTCTAGCTCACGAAGCGCAGACAGTTGTTCCAGAGGCAGTCACAGGCACACACAACGAAGTTGATGCTGATGGCGACCCTATCTACCAAGGTATTGACCACTCAAAACTTGTTCCATTGCTGACGGCGGCACTGCAAGAAGCGATTACCAAGATTGAAGATTTGGAAAGCCGAATTGCAGCCTTGGAGACATAAGTAAATAGCTAATAGTGAAAGGAAACGAAGATGGCTATTAAAGTTGGTGGTACAACTGTTATCGACAACAGCAGAAATGCGTCAAATATCGGCACGATCAACTCACGCAATGCAGACAATGTTCCGTATGCTTGGGTGAACTTTAACGGCACAGGCACAGTCGCCATTCGTGACAGCAATAATGTCAGCAGCGTTACTGATGGTGGGGTGGGCACATATGGCGTAAACTTCACTTCAGCAGTTGGAAATGCAAATTTTGCGGCAAATGGGACAGCATCAGCAGACAGCCGAAATGTGTCGGCATCGGCTCATGCTTCTGGTAGCGTTTCTGTATTTGCGGCAGTCCCACAAGTTGCAAGACAAGATGATGCCGTAATGCAAATCAAGGTGGTCGCTGGATAATGACAGCGGAACTATGGGATAGGTTGCTTCAGGCAAAGGCAAAGCTGAAGCCTGTTCAGTCCAAGTACCGCGTTGTGTTTGAAGACCCGCGTGAGCCAGATGCACCCGCGTCTGTGCTTGTTCCAGACCCTAACTGGATGGCGGCTGCAATGGCTGGTGGTTATCTGCCACCGATTGAGGCTTATCAGCGTGACAGCCTAAAGCCAGATGGAGGAGCAAAGGAACATTGGAATGCGGAACCAGTAGGGCCAATGACGGAAGAAGAAGCCATTGAATATCTGGTGAAGAAGGACATCCATCCCGCCATATGGCGTGATTACAAAGGCAACAGGTGCATTATGAAGATAGTTCCTGTAGAATTGATCCCATCGGATCGGTCATATCGTAACGCATGGAGAGTAATGCAATGACGGTAAACATTAAAATCAACGGATATGAGCGTGATGCGGCATCCCTTACCGTGCCAGCAGATCGTACATTCCGCGCGGCTTGGCAGTTCAACGGTGACGCGATTGAGGTTGATATGGGCGCAGCGCGGGACATTCAGAAGGATAAGCTACGCGCAGAACGCAAGCCAAGATTGGACGCACTAGACGTAGACTTTATGCAAGCACTTGAGACTGGCGCAAGCACAACGCAGATTGCGGCTGACAAGCAAGCACTGCGCGACATCACAGACGATGCACGGATTGCAGCGGCAAGTACGCCTGACGCGCTGAAGGCATTGGACTTAGCAACTCTATTAGGAGAATAAAAAATGGCAGTAACTTACACATGGTCAGTAACGGACACTGAGCGCAATCTATCAGATGGTGGGATCACTGCTATTCACTGGACTTGCGTAGGTGTAGATGGTGATTATTCTGCGTCATCTTATGGTGTCACTAACCACACATATGATGCAGATGCAGCAGATTTTGTAGCGTATGACAGCGTTACAGAGGCGCAGGCTATCGGTTGGGCGCAAGCTGAACTAGATCAGTCGGCAATCGAAACTGCGATTGGTGATAATATTGCCGCGCAGAAAACCCCCACCAAAGGCAATGGTACGCCTTGGTAATAACAACGGAGCAATTTCATGGCTGATGAGAAACAGACAAAAGTAGTCATTGATAATGTTGAATATACAGAAGACCAACTGAACGAAACGGCAAAGAACGCAATCAATCATATCGCCTATCTTGAGCGTAAGATTGAGCAAGGGAAGTTTGCTTTGGATGGACAGATGGTGGAGCGTGACGCATACTTAGCGATTTTGCGCAACGCGGTTTCAGAGGAAGCTCAACAAGTCGAGGCGGCTGAATAATGTCACGAACCCTGTCAAGTGGTGTAACACTATCCTTAGAAGATGATGTAATTTATCCGTTCTTTGCGGTTGAATTGCTGTTCGACGATGGCACTTTCGAGGCGGCAGATGATGTCGTTTATGATCGCATTTTGCGCCTCTGGACAGGGTTCGGAGACTTGGTTTATGAGGGTGACACCTTTTACGGCACTGGCAACCTGCTAAACATTTCTGCTGTTGAGGAAACTGTAGAGATGGCAGTAAAGGGGGCCACCCTAACGCTGAGTGGTGTGCCTAGCAATGTCATCTCTTTGGCACTCAGTCAGCCGTATCAGGGCCGTCAGGCTAAAATTCACTTCGGTTTGTTTCAGAAGGGCAGCTTGGAAACGCAAGCAAGCACGGACGACAATCCTTATTACATTAGGCTGCAAGATGGCGGCTTGATAATGTTGGAGCGTCAGAAGACAAACCTGACGGAGATATTCACTGGCTACATGGATCAGATGAATATTGAGGAAGGCGCAGAAAACAGCACCATCCAATTAACTGTCGAAAACAAGCTGATCGACTTGGAGCGTCCCCGCGTTGGGCGGTTTACATCGGAATACCAGAAGTCGGTCTACCCAGAGGACAAAGGTTTTGACTTTGTGGAAAGCCTGCAAGACTTGAAGTTAAATTGGGGCAGAGGAAATGCCTAAGTTTCAGCAGGAGTTTTTGGCGACCTGTGCAGAAGATGCGCAAAAGCTGATAACACTGCACTGGCAAGAGATCGCACTAAACAAGCACAAGATTAAGCTGAACCCGCATTGGGAAGCGTATGCTGAACTGGAAAAGGAAGGTCAGTTGCGCATTTTTACTGCACGTCAGGATGGCGAGTTGATTGGTTACTTTGTGGTGATCGTGGGCATGAACCTGCATTACAGGGATCATGTCTTTGCCGTGAATGATGTGCTATATCTACGGAAGGATTGGCGTAGAGGCTTTACTGGTGTAAAGTTAGTCAAGTTCGCAGAGAAGTGTTTGAAAGAGGATGGTGTATCTGTGTTGACGATAAACACAAAGACACATCAGCCTTTTGACAAACTGATGGAATACTTGCGGTTCAACATGGTAGAGCGTGTCTATCAGAAATACATAGGTGACTAATGGCAGTAGCAGCTATAGGGGCGGCAGTATCAACGGCAACGGTAGCCGCAACCACAGGTGCTTTCATTGGTGGCACTCTGATGACGCACTTCTTGGTCACTACGGCTATGGGTGCTGCGCTTAATGCTCTACAGCCAAAGCCTAACATTCCATCAGGGTCAAACAGCGCCAACCGTGGCTTGCAGGTGTCTACTCGTGCGCCACGCCAAGACCACCAGATTATCTACGGTCAAACTCGTATTGGTGGTGCTATCGTATTTGACGCCGTTTCGGGCACTGAGAACAAGGTTCTGCATCGCGTCATCGCCTATGCTGGGCATGAGATAGAAGAATTTACTACGTTCTACTTTAATGACGAAGTTCTAACGCTTACTACGGACACTGATAGCAACGGTGACACTTACTACAAGCCAACAACAGCAACAGACAAGCAGGGCAACACCAGTGACCGCTATAACGATTATGTGCGCATCTATCAGCGCAAAGGTGGGTCTGAAAACAGCACGGCTATTCTATCGCTCATCCAAGCTGGCGTAGGTTGGACATCAGATCACAAGCTGCAAGGCGTGGCCTATGCTTATTACCGCTTAGAGTATGAGGCTGACAGCTTCCCTAATGGTGTGCCTGAGATGACATGCCTAATCAAAGGCAAGAAGGTTTACGACCCGCGTGATGGAAGCACTGCTTGGTCAGACAACCCTGCTCTTTGCGTCCGTGATTACCTGAGCAACTCCGCATACGGTCTAGGCGAAGGGTCATCATCCATTGACGACGACCAGGTAAAGATCGCTGCGGATGTATGTGATTATAAAGACTATGACGTAAATGATGCTTCACCGACCAAAACAGGTGGGCAGCGGTTTAGCTGCGATGGCGCGTTTACAACGGCTGTAACGCCACACGATCACCTGATGGACTTACTTGGGTCAATGGGTGGTGTCATGTGGTACGGTCAAGGCAAATGGCGCATGAAGCCTGCGCACTTTGTTGACCCAACTATTACGTTCACGATGGACGATGTGCGATCCAGTATTCAGGTCGGCACACGTCACAGCCGCAGAGACAATTTCAACACGGTAAAAGGTACGTTCCGTGGCCCAGATACAGACTATCAGCCTACAGACTACGCTGAAGTCACAAACCAAGCGTTCCGCGATGCTGACAACGGACAAATCAGCACCTATGACTTACATCTGCCCTTCACAGATAACTTTGACATAGCACGGCGTATTGCTCTTATTACCTTGGAGCGCAATCGCCAGCAGCTTACAGTGCAAGCGTCTTTTGGAATGAAGGCATTTCAGGTGCAGGTTGGTGATATTGTTCGCTTAACGATGCCGCGCTTTGGCTGGACGAATAAAGACTTTGAGGTCATGCAGTGGACGTTCGGCCTGCGTGACGGCAACGATCTACAAGTCGACCTCATGCTGCGCGAAATATCAGAAAGCGTGTTTGATGACATATCTGATGGTGAGGTCTACGAGAGAGACAATACAACGCTACTAAGCCCATTTGACGTTCCAACAGTAGCAATCGCGCCTGCTAACCAATATGGTGGCATCTTTAAGGTTGTTAGCGAGAAGCTACTGCGTGAGCTACAGTTAGATGTAACGACATCAGATGCTAGTCGTTTGAACTATGTCGAAGTGCAATACAGGGTGGCGAGTACAGGCAACTATCTTCCCATTGGTCAGGGGGACGTTGGTCGCTATTCAGTCCTAGACTTGGATCAGGGCAACTATGATGCGCGTGTGCGTGGGGTGAATACCTTTGGTGTAAAGGGGCCGTGGTCTTATGCAAGCAACTTCCCATTGGCACCAATCGACACCCCGCCATCAGACATTGACCCTGACGACATCAGTTTTGAAATTTCTACTGGTACTATCTTTATCAACTGGGAGCCGATAAGCGATTTAGACTTGTCTTACTACCAGCTAAAACACACGTCTGACGCAACAATTTCGTCGGTCAGTGAGGCGAATACAGCTTGGGGAGCATCCAATACGGTTGTGAAGCGTGTTGCGCGTCCTGCCACATCTGTTGCTCTACCCGCTCGATCAGGGACGTTTACCATTAAAGCTATTGATAAGGCTGGCAACTATTCGGACAACGCTGGTTATGTTGTCGTACCAGCCACAGCCTTGCCCGTCTTGGGTAACACTATTACGCAAACAGAAACTAACGATTACAACACAAGCGGCAACACCAACATCACTGTTGATACGTCTACGACACCTGACGAAATCACAATCAATGATACAAGTGCGGCGACCCCAACAGGCACATATACGTTTGGTGGTGACCTATCGGGATCGCAAACCCAAAGCAATGCAAGCTATATTGACTTAGGTGCAGGGCAATCGCGTACTGTCACGGCAACTAGCACAATCACGCAAGCACGGCACATTGATTATGCGCAGACTTGGGATAACATCCCTCAGACATGGGATACATGGCCTGACACATTTGACGATTGGACAAACGAAGATGCTAACTTTGGCGACTTCTCAAGCGTTGTCGAAGTTCGCGCTACATCTGACGATCCAGCAGGTTCGCCAACTTGGGATGATTGGACTGCTGCAGATGGTTCACAGGTTGTTGGACGTGCGTTCCAGTTTAGGGTAAGATTGAATGCAACGAATACAGGCGTGTCGCCAGCGATTACAGGATTAACAGGAACGATAGGTTACTAATGTCACAGAATAGCTTAACGATTGGAAATGTATCGGCGGCATCAGCTCGTAGCGCAATCAACAACGCATTTGATACAATCAACACTCTGCATAGCGGTGCAAGCGCACCTAGTAGCCCACAAACTTATCAGCTTTGGTTTGATACGACGAACAGCCTGCTAAAGATTTATGATGGCGCAGCGTGGGCGACGATTGGCAAGCTAGACAGTGCAAATGATGACTTCCACCCTGTTCTTGGGCCGTGGGAAATCTTACACACAGGCAACGACATCTTGTTTCAGTACAGTGGTTCCAACAAGATGAAACTAACATCTACAGGCAATCTGATTGTAACTGGTGATTTGGAAACAAACGGAACCATCTAACAATGGAAATGAACAGCTACATAGACCTTCTGATTGGCCTTGTGATGGCTATTGGCGCTTGGTGGTGCAAAACACAACACGCAGAACTTCAGCGTATCACTGTGCTGCTGAACCGCACCCGCGAGGAAATCGCTAAGGAATATGTGTCTATAAATCGCCAGCAGTCCGACATGGATCGCGTTATAGACCGTTTAGACCGCTTAGAGGGCAAGCTGGATCGCCTGATAGAGAAATGATCTGCACGTTGGCTGCAATCGCTTGGAGCCACAGCTTTTTCCACGGATACCATAAAATCTGTTATTACGACTGTGGGTCGCGCAGATACGGATATTATGATATATTCTATCGTGTAGACCCTGATTATTACTGCCCAGCGAGGTTGCAGTTAGCATGATTGATCCAGTGACAGCAATAACAGCCGCGACTGCTGCGTATAATGGTCTGACTAAAATGGTAAAGATGGGCCGTGAGATTGAGGATTGCGTGGGTCAGTTGTCAAAGTGGGCAGGCGCGGCATCTGACATTGCCTTTTTAGAACAGAAGCACAAAAACCCACCTTGGTATAAATCACTGACTGGATCACCAGAGGCCGAGGCTGTGCAATTATTTGCTGCACAAGAGCGCCTCAACAAACAACGCGCCGACATATTAACGATGATAGGCTACGCATATGGCTCAAAAGGCAAAGAACGCTACAAGCAAATTCTGCGCGAGGTTAAAGAGCAACGTCGTAAACATGCGTATCGCAAAGCGGAGATTAA